TTCTAGTTAAGATGTCTGTTACACCGGTGATGTCTTTTATCTTGTAATCAAAAATTAACTCTTTAGGGAAGTCGCAGAATATCTCGATCATCTTCATTGCCACGAAACGGTCTGCGTTCGGGTCGTCGATGTTCTTGTCTACGATTCTTAGAAACTTCTGATACTTATGTAACGGAATCTCGGATAAGGTGCTAGGTACGTTTATTTCTACTTTCATACTATTGATTATAACGTAAAGATATATTTTTTGAAGAATAGGTATAAACAAAAAAAGAGCGGCCATTTCTGACCGCCCAAAACCAAACTAACTAAAAACTATGAATTAAATCGGCGTTACTCGACTTAACAGTTGCTGAAGCTCGAAGTTCGTTTTAGTGTACGCTTCTAGCTTGCTGATGCCCGTGCGTTCCAACACGAGATTGATAAGGTATTTTCTATACATTGTTGTCTAATTCGTTATACGCTTCCATTATGTGTTTTCTTACTCGCGTGATTTGTTCTTGGAAGTGATCCGGATCCATATACGCGTCCATCGTTGAAAGAATAGCGTCTGCTATCAAAATGTTACCTTGAGCTCGGCCTTTCCTTTTTGCGTTGGTCATACCTTCTACTCTTGCGTGTTCGTAAAGTTCTTTGTAATAATCCATATTAAAAGGCATAAGGCCTAATAGCGTTTGCGATTTGTTCTAGTTCAACCTCTTGTTTGTTGGTTAAACCGTTTTGGTGTTGCATCTGTAATAATTGCGACAACCGTTCTGCTTGTTTTTTGTAATCTGAATAAGTCATAATATCTGTTTTTTTGTTATACCCAAATATACACCTTTTTATTTAATTCACAAACTTGTAATAAATTATTTTATAAAAGTAACCCAATGCGTATTCATTCGTTTTCCGCTTTTGTGTCCGAATAGTGGTTTATGCGGTGTGAGCTCTAATATCTTTTTTATAGGGAACTGCACCTCGCACCATTTAAATATAAGCGTTCCGTTCGGTTTTAAAACTCGGAAGCATTCCTCAAAACCTTTACGTATCATCTCTCGCCAATCACCTTGTAGCTTACCATAACGTCTGACTATTTCACCGTCTGCGTCTTGCTTTATGTGTGGCGGATCAAATACGACTAACCAAAACGATTCGTCTGGTTGTTTAATATCGCTAAAGTCTCCTATTATATCCGGTTTAATTTCTAATCGCTTATATCCGGTAGCATAATCGTTCTCGTGTACTTCACATCGTTTGTCTAAATATAGAGCTCGGTCATCGTGTTTATCAAACCAAAAGCCACGTGGCCCACAACAAACGTCTAATACTTTTTTATCTAATTGCGTATTTTCCATAATTCGGTTTTGAGAGTTTCATAAATATAGCGTAGCGTAAAGCGTCCATCGTGTGATTAAATGCGTCCGCCGGTTCGTTTAAGATATTACCGTTCTTGTCTTCTTTGTATTTGTAATTCCTACTTTCCTTAATCACGTTTAAAGAATCTTTAGTGACGTTTAGTGTGTAGCGTCTTAGCATATCAATACCCAGGTTTACGCTTCCTTGCGGTTTGTCTGCTTTCTTAATGTTCCAACCCATTCGGTAAATCTCCTCAATACTCTTCGGTTCGCTTGCGTCTGCGAATATCTCCTCTCGCCTACCGATATCTAATCTGTCTAATTCTTTTGCGATGTCTTGATTAGTCATTCCGGTTCGATATAAGAGCTCTTTAACATACAAGTTAGTATCGTGTAGGTAAACCTTCACAAGTGCCGTAGGATCGTTTGTAAAGCCGAAATCTAAGCCATACGATATAAACCTCGCGTTCTCGGGAATGGTGTCTATTAAGTTAAAATTAAATATAAGTGATTTAGCAGCCCCGACTTGGCCCAGACCGTAGACCTTCCAATAATTCTCGTCGGTGTGTTTTAACCGTTCAATTTCTTTGATGATCTCCAGACCGAGAAACGGATTGTCTTTATACGTCGTGATGTAGAAGTCTGCGTCCTCACGCGTTTTTACTTTCTCATATATCCAATGGAATTCGTCCGACGGGTTGTAGTCTAGAATTATCTTGTCGGTGGTTCTGAATACTAACTGCTGCCAATCCTCGAAGAATAGCTCGTTTGCTTCGTTAATAAACAGTACGTCTCTTTTGCGTCCTCGTACCTTAGTAGGTTGGTCTAATGATATAAACTCCACCAGGTTTCCGTTTAGCCTATACTCGGAGCTTGATTTATTGTGGTTGTCTTCGGAATATAAATCGTGGTCTTTTAAGATGTTTATGAAATCTCGCATCGCAGTTGATCGAAGGGCAGGATACGTTTTTCTGGCTATCGTTATCGTCTTGCCTTTGTGGCGCATACAATACCCGAAGATTAACCAGATTAAAATATTAAAAGTCTTACCGGAACGTGTACCGCCTTGTTCTATAACGATACGCTTGTCGGATAATTCTAAGTGATCAAAGATAACATTAGTCCGTACCTTCTTCATTTCTTATAACCTCAACCCTAAAGTGATTGTCCGTTCCTAGATCGACTTCTTGTCGTTCAATGTACCCACGTTTTTTTCCTTTTGTTTTAAGGTAAAATATAGTTGAAGTAGAACTACCTTCTTTTATTTGTTTATGTAAGTGCGTTTCGGCAAAGTCTAAAGCAACGTCAGATATTTCTTGAACGGCTCTTTTGTATTCGGGGTCTTGGTCTAACCACATATAATGAGTCGTTCTACCTATACCCACCGACTTACACGCAGCAGTAACAACCCCTAAAGATTTTTCAAGAGCTTCGATCATTGCTTTTTTATGGTGTTCAGTTTTGTCCATTATATTTCTATTCTTATGAAGCCGTATTGGTCAAAGTTAGCCTTTATAGTTGCGATTGAAACCCCGTAGGATCTAGCAGCGTGCGGAAGATTCTCGTACATCTTTTTCCTTTTAGGATCGTACATCGGCTTAGAGCTTTTGTAAAAACTTAATTTAACGTTTTTGTTAAGACGATAAAGCATTAAACTAGCGTAGGCTTTGTGTTTTGGATTCGTCGCTATTTCTTCGAGTTCGCTATAATACTTAATCAGCTTGCGTTTGGTATGGTCTTCCATTTATTTTAATATTTAAATTAGGGTCTAGCTTTTGCATACGGTCTATAATCACCTGGCAATACTTTGGGTCGAGTTCCATTCCGTAGCACTTTCGATTGAGTTGATGTGCTGCTACCATAGTAGAGCCGCTTCCAAGAAAGAGATCAAGAGTTAGTTCTTTTTGCTTGCTAGAGTTAGTTATTGCTTTTGCCGCAAGTGGTATTGGCTTCATTGTTGGATGTTCGCCATTTCTTTGTGGCTTATCAAACCTCCATACATTAGATTGTTTTCTTCCGCCATAGAATTCGTGTGAGTCACCAAAGTTCCAACCATATACAATACCCTCATATGACTCCTCCTCCGTATTTGTCAAAAATAAGATTGGTTCCGTTTGTTGCTGATAATCCTTCCTGCCCATTACGATTGTGTTCTTTAGCCAAATCAATACACTCTGCAAATGTGTTTTTTCTAAAAACAAATCAGTCACCCCAACTTCAAGTGGTATGCACACATAATACGAACCGCCTCGCTTTGTGAATATAATTAAATTAGAAAGTGCGTCTGAAATTAATTTTCTGAATTCAGATATTGTGTGCTTGTCATTTTGAATTTTAAGTTTCTCTTTTGTCTTGCCAACGTAGTCCACATTGTACGGAGGATCGGTAAATACCATATCGGCTTTTTCTCCGTTCATTAATTTAGCTACGTCGTCTGAGCTCGTGCTATCTCCGCAGAGTAATCTATGTTCTCCTATTTCTATTAGGTCGCCTTTTACTACATCTACTCTTAGATCGTCCGGTTCCTGGTAATCGTCTTCGGTGGCTTCTGGTTCTTCTTCGAACATATCCGGTAAGTCTAAACCCCAATCCTCTAAAAAATCCGGCTCCCATTCGTTGGCTAGTATATCCCAATCCCACTCTCCGAAGCCTACGTTGTCTTTAATGATAAACTCTTTCTTTTGCTCGTCGCTCCATCCTTCCGCTATGTCTATCCACACGTCTTTTACTTTGGCTTCTTGTAGGGCTTTTAAGCGCATATTGCCTCCTAAGACTATCATATTCTC